GATCGTAGAGCTGCGAACAACTGATTGCGTCCCGGACAGTATCCGTCGCCGGGATTATATACAGAAGATAGAGTTCGACGTGCAGTCTTTTCCAAATTCTTGAGACGTTCATCTACGACCTGCCATTCACCTGTTTCAAAAAACTTAAGGTGTTCCCAACCCTTGATCCTCATCTTGAATTCCTCTGTATCTCTTCTTCGATCTCCTTAGGGTTCATACCTAGTGTGAACAATCTCCTACGGTATTCGACAATGTCGATCATTGTCTGTTTGAACTGTTCAGCCCAATCACACAAACACTCAATCACTTCATCTGAGTTTAAATCTAGCTTGCCCATTATGCAGCCCTTTCAAAGTCATCAGGTAACCCCGTGTACTCGTTCAGGGTATATGTTGCAGGATCAAATAATAGTTCACCAGCAGGTCCAGTTCTCCCTGAGAACCTGTTCTTGGATACTAAGAGTTTGGTGGTATTCCTTACTACTGGATCAGGGGAAGCAAGGTCACGAGACAAATCTATGCGAATATCCGCAACCTTGCTTATGTTCCTCGACCCACGAGTTAGACCATCATCATTGACATGGGAGACTATGATCAATGCGAAGTCTAACTCCTTGACCATCATTTCGAGACGTGTCGAGAGGTAGTCGAGCGCCCTACGTTCGTTGTCGCCTCCAAGACCGCTAACAACCATAGTGATGTGGTCAAGAAGAACATACTTACAACCGCGAGCAGATACCAAGAAGCGGATGGTATCAATAATAGTATCTGGATCATCTGATCCAAAATGACTATACACAAAAAGCCGATCATCTTCTCGTACAACCTTTTGAAGCGCACGTTCCACTTCATCATTGGGACTATTAGAGTCCGGTAGATGGACTGGCCGTTTGAGTTGTATTCCCGCAAGAGCTTGGAGGTGCCTTCTTTTAGGCTCTTCGAGAAAGATTGCGCCGACAGCATCGTTCGTCTCCGTTAACAGTTGATGTTCAATCGCATGCATGAATTCAGTCTTACCCACACCTTCGGGTGCAGTAACTAAGACTGACTCTCCAGTCCTGATCCCATACGTCATGAAGTTCAACGTGGGGAAAGGATACGGGATTCCTTCTTTGGGTTGTTCCTTGAGAATTTTGTTGAACTCAAGGAATGAACTAATGATGGACTCGGGAAGAAACCTCTTCGCGTTCCACCATACATTCCTCAGTTCGTCGGAAGCTCCGGTACGGACGTAGTCGTTGGGGTCTTTGTGTCTGACTCCGTCGAACTTGACGTCGTAAATCTTGTTATAGTCGAATAGCTTTGCGACAGCAGCAGCCGCAGCGCGTCCCGGTTCATCTGCATCAAACGCGATGTAGATACGTTCAAAGGAGTTAAGGTAGGCACGGTCGATTGCGCAATCAAGGTGAGCAGTAGCACTAGAACGTACACTGACACAGGGACTGCGAAGAACTTGATATAGGCTGAGCGCATCTAATTCACCCTCCGTTATGGTGATGTACTTGTGTGTACTCGGGCCGAACTTATTACGACCAAATAAACCAGCTTTGGCTATATCACCGATAGTGTGAAATGCTTTCTCTTCTAATGATCTAACTTTATAAGAACCATTAGGATAAGGGAAACCAATAGAAACAGGTTTGCCGTCTCCATTAATCTTAGTCTTTGTTCCAAAGAATTCAAATGTCTCCTTAGTAATTCCTCTCGTAGGTAAATATTCATAAGTAAATGTATCCTCTGAAATGACTTCAAACTCCTTATTGGGAGGAAAATATGTTTGGCAGGAAAAGCAGTAGCCGTGGCCATCTGAATACACACACTTGGCATCAGATGAGCCACAGGCTTCACACGGAATATGTGTCTCGGTTAGCTCCGACGGACTTGATAATATGTTCGACACCATGCTCTGTTCTTCGATTGATAGGTTTGGACTGAACCGTAATCGAAGGCAGAGATCAGCTTATCCCAGTATTCAGGGATGCCGGTGTACATCCAAGCTCGGATGACTACGATCTTCTCTACAGATCGACCTACATGGCCTTCTGGAGAAACGAACTCAATGTCGTCGGGGATGTTGGACAAGTCCTTGATAAACTTCAAGGAGCGGTACGGAACCAGCAATCTGACTCGATTACGCTGGTATTTTACACCGTTGAGCTTGTATTTGTCAAGCTCTAAGAAACACTTAGGACGAATTGCATAGACTTGTCCCTTGATTTTTGCAATGTCCGGGTAGAATGGGAGAGGTTTGATGATCTCCTTACTCAACATGGGAATAGGAGGCTCCCACGGAATATTGGGCTGCCAGTAATTGAACGAACTCTGAGTGAACGCAGGACAGACATAAGCTCCATCTTCAATCAACTTGTATTGGCTCTGTCCTTCCTGTGTCTCATCACAGGCGAAGTATAACTGGAATGCATATTGTTCCAGCTTCGCAATGTCTGGAGTGTACTTGGTTTGCTCAGCCATCCACTGAAACCAAGCTTTATCTGGAAGATTGTAGCCAGCTTTATGGCCCGGCAAAACCATGTTCATAGCCTTACGTAACATTCTCTACCCCTTGCTCATGTATGGAAGAAAAGGAAGGCAGCTTGCGCTGCCCTCCAATGGCGTAACGAACGGAGAAAACGTTACGCGTATTTCGACAGTCGTGGCTTATGGGCAGAGGGAGCAGGGGATGCTGGCTCCGTCTTGGTAGTTGTGGTCTTCGTCTCGGCAGGCGGAGCAGTACCAGTAATTTCCGAGAGCTTCTTATCCCCCAGATTCTTGAGGCTTTCGAGTTCCAGAACCTTTCTACGGGCCTCGATGAACATCAGCCAAGCAGCTTCGGGGTGAGACTTGATCAAAGCCAGAATCCCGGAGGTTTCGAATGTCCTCCAGTCGGCGATGCCCGGATGAATCTCCGAGAACACCGGGAGAACAGCTTCGATCTTCTGCATTTCCAACGGATTGCTGGTTGCATTGCTGTTGGCATCCAAGTGTTTCTTGATCCACTCGGTCGAAGCCTTGATTTGTTCCCCGTTCATAACCGGGAGCAGATTGTCGTCAGTTTTCGTCGCTGTGACAGGTTCCTTGACTGTGGTTCCAATCGCAGTCTGACCAAGTTCCTTCAGGTCTTTGAGGACCTTCTTGTTCTTGACCTTGACCGACGGACGCTTGAGCCAGTTCTCCGGAAGGTCTCCGCCGGTGATACTGCGGTACCACTGCTTGAGACGTTTGCCGTGAAGGTTGGCGGGAGGAGATTCAGTCCGTTCCTCCACAACTTCCTGCGCCACCTTCTCGACTGGATCGGTGGGAGCCGGAGGAATGACCTGAGGTACCGAAGGTTTGGCCTCAGGTGGTTTGTTTTCCGTGGGCGTATCCTCCGAAGTCGCGTACTTGCTTCGACGCTTCTGAGGTTGCTGCTGCTCTTGGACAATGGGAGCTGCCGCCGAGAAGCCATAAACGTTGGAAGACGATCCCCAATCGAACGTTCCACCAAGTTCATTTTTCCCGTGGATAATCGGGTCGCCTTCGAAAGGAAGGATGGCGATCACACCACGATGAGAGTAAAGATTGGACAAATCCTTGGCGAAGGTATCGCTACGCATCGCTTCGGTCAACTTCTTGGGATCATTCCCCAAGAGCTTGTAGAGGTCCTCGATCTTCGGTCCGAGATATTCTTCCATCACGCCGAAGAATTCAGAGGTTTCATCGTCGATGTTGCGACCGGGGAAATCTCCCTCGATTGCTACAGCGAACAATGGTTGCTTCTTGCTGTTGTGCAAGACCATGAACGGCTGAATCTCGACGTCCTCGAAGTTCTCCGGGAACTGGCCGAAGCAGAACATCCGGTCAAACGCCGAAGTGTTCTTGAGGATATCCTTGCAGTTCGAGAAGTCCTTGTCAATGTCTTCCATCGGGATTTCCTTCCCGAATCGTTCGACATCGAGGACTCCATCTTTCCGGATCACGAAGCCGAAAGCGCTTCTGTTCTCCGTTAATAGAACCTTCAACAGATCATCTGGAATTGTGTGTCCAGCCTTGATCATGTTGATGGACATGGTGTAAGCAGGTTTAGCCACTGACATTTCTTTCTCCGTTAGTCAGCTAGGGGTTAAGCAGCTAAGTCCTTGGGGACCTCGCATCGAAAGTTCGTAATCTTCCTGTGGATACGTTTGTTCTTACGACTCAGGAAGACTTCACCACAACGGGGACAAGTTCGTTTCTTTCCCTTGGCCCAGTTGTCCAGTTGCTCATTCTCTTCGTGCATGGCTTCTCCGTTTATGCTGCGGAAGCGTACTTACTCCTTCGAAGCCCAATCTTGGGCACCAGTTCGGTGGTTGCCGGCTTGTAAGCCTTGTCCACCTTCACACCCGGCTTAGGACCGGGAATGATTGCTTTGATCCGGTGAATACCTGCATTCAACCGGTATCGAATGCCACGTTTGATTTGTTTCTGGTCCTTCTTACGAGGAAGAAGTTCATCCATCTGGAAGTGATTCGCAAATGCATGATACCACCAATCTGCACGTTCCCGAGTAACGTCACCACGGAACCATGCTTCTTCAAGAGCATCTGTAATAGCATACGATATGATGCTCTTCTCGTAGGCTTCTCTGTTCTTGCTTCTTCCCATTCTCTTTCCCCAAAGAATGCGATGAGCACGCCTCCTTGCTCTCGACTTGCGATCAAGAACTAAGACGATGATCCCCACGATCAGCGTGATCACCACTAAGTCCAAGTGGGCTAATACCCACTGGTAGATATTCAAGTAGAATCCGTGAAGTTCTCCCTGCAGATAATCCATTCTCCGTTTCTCCTGTGGTTAACCCAAGACCATGCTCTTAGCTCGATGCCAAGCCAAGACTCGCAGCGCAATCTCTTGCTGGTCCTTTGCTGCATATCGTACAAAGCAGACTTGCTTCGAGCCCTTACGGACGAGCTTCTTATCTACTTTGAATTTGTACACTCGGAAGCCTCGCTTACGAAGCTTGAAGATATCTCGCAACCTGAACCAATTGCAAAGATGTTTCTTGGAAGCGAAGCCAGAGAATTCTGAGTAGCTCATTTCGCCCAGACCATCTTGTCTGGGATCAGGACATTTATCTGCAAGCCAGTACCGAAACCATCCTTTGCTGATGCTGTTCAAAGCTCCGCAGCAGTAAGGTCCGATTTTGAACTTCTCATGTTCGATGCGATAGACATACATGTGTCACCTATGTAGTGATCTTCTTTCTTTACAGACTGAAATGGATAAAAAACCCCTCCTGTAAGGGTCTCAGGGGAGGAGACAACTGTTTTACAGGAGGGGTAAATGAGAGCTTAAGCTGGTGCGGGGAAACTAGATTCCAGCTCTAGCTCTCGTGGTCCAAGGCCGGGGGCGCCTCGGAACTTAGACTGGCGAACTCGATACGCTCTAGCCAGTTAATCTTACCATTGTTGTAGGCCCACATGGCTCTTTCTCTGGAACCATAGTAGCCAGACTTCAACATCACCATGTCGAAGTAATCTTCTTTCATAAAGAAGCACACTTTGTAGTCGGGAGAGAAGTATAGCTTGATTATTGTTTTTGTTATGCCCCTTCTCTCCAGCACTACATTCAACTTCGGATCAACGTCCTCAGTTGCCTTGGCCAGTTGCTCTAACACAAGCTGGCGCTCTTTGGAGATCATTCCTCTTGAGGGGAATTTCCTCTCCAAAAATGGTTCCCAATAGGTATTGCCTCTCTGGCGATAGTCAAACACGCCTTCGGCTCCTCTGGGGATTTTGGATTTATCAATGCTCTGCCCAACGTGAATGATCGAGGCAGAGTATGTCTTTAAGTAAGCCCTACGCATACGCTTTTGCTTAGATGCTTTTAATCTCTTGGCTTGTAGTGCGCGATTAACCATTTTCTTCCCCCTATGATGCAGAAACTTGTTGACAAGACTAAAAACTCTGTGTACGCTGCGCTTTCCCCTGCGCCGGTTAGATATATCTCTCCCAATTATTTATATATTATAACCCGACCAGAAAGTTAACGCAAGCTACTCAGGTACTTGCGTTAATCTCTAAGGACAAAACTCAACTATCCAATGCCCAAATGTAGGTCGCGTAACGCCTTCAGACCAGCGCTTATGACAGGTCCTTGCTCTTGTCTTTCGACTTGAATAACTTCTTTCTGATCCACGGCCAGCAGAGCAAGAGTGTAAGTGTGAACGTGATGGTCAGATTGCCTATCGCTATAGTGTATGCTAGAGCTGAGTTCATGTTCCTTCTCCGTGTAATGAGCAAACACACGCTTGTCGTAGTCACAGTTAGTCCCAGTAACCTCCCAGATTTGAACACGCTCAGCAGATACAAATACCATGTGTTGTACTGCCGGGACATGGTTGGGATTATACTTCAGATGCTTTGCCACAGCTTCAGGTATAACCCATTCACATTGACGTCGCTTAAACACAACGTCATCTTTCCTAGGTGGAGTCCACCCTTGTTTCCATACGTTCACGTTAGTCCTCCCAATAATAAATAGTATTCAGGGTTTCAATCTCTTTCTTCTCAAAGTCAGCCTTGAGAATAAGAGAGGTGAGGGTGAAACTATCCTTGGGCTTACCAAGAACAGGATGCCTTCCTAATCTCCTCAGGTATGCCACATATCCAAACTTCCCTAACTTATGGATATATACATACCCGGCCTTAACTCTGGGTTTCTCCGTCGTCATTTAATCCCCCTATTGTAAATAAATCATCCAAGTCCCACCATAGTCCTCAGTCCACTGACCGAAGACTTCATCGAACTCATATATCTCCCTTCCTTTCTCAAAGAAGGTTACATATACGATGTTATTGGCATAGTCCACACCAGTCACAGAGCCTGAGCCCTTGCCTTCCTGCCAGAACTTATCTCCAACTTCAGGAGTCTTCTGCCAACTCTTAGCCATTGTTGGAGTACCTAGATTTACGGGATGCAATGTCAGAAGCAGGACGCTCATAGCGAATGAATTCAGCCAGAGTAGCCAGATCAAAGAACTCATCTGCAACCCTCCGCAGTTCATCCGCACACATTGCAGGAGTGGTCTGGATTGTGGACACAACGTCACACTTCACACCCTTGCGTTGCACTGCTTGAACCAAGTATTTGAAATCTCCATCACCAGAGAAAAGGATCACACGATCAACGCTGTTGTTGGAACACAACTCCAACATGTCCACGGCAATTTCCATGTCCATGTTGCCCTTGATCTTTTCCCTGCCTTGCTCATCAATGAATCTCTTGGTTGGTTTGGTCACAACCTGAAATCCATTGTAAGCCAGCCAATCAATCAGAGGTCTGATGCTCTGAAACTCTTGACTATCTTCTATTGTGGCGGTATAGTAATACGCCCTCAACAGTTCTCCACTGTAGAGCTTAAGCAACTTACCATAGTCCACATCAAACCTGAGACTCTTGGTAGCTGCAAAGATGTTTGCTCCATCAATAAACAAAACAGTCTTCTTCATTTCATTTCTCCGTTTTCATTGGTGCGGCACACTCTTTACAGAGCCACCGACCTTTCTCTCCTGCATCTGCGCAGAACTTAATCCTACGCAGTCTCCCACAGTGTTGACACAATCCCAAGATGGTAGTCATGTAGCCTCCCTACGGTCGTCGAACGTACCGAGTGGACACTTACCAGTTTACACTCATAGTCAGGAACTAGGTTCGATCGGTCCTAGGAACCGCGCCAGTATGGTAGCTGGCTAGGCAGAGGGCTTTCTGTCTCTGCTCTA